GTAGTCGTTGTCCGGGTGTGGGTTCCTAAAGTGGATGATCTCGTTGACCTCGTAGGGGATCTCCGTGCCGTTGACGCTGTAGAGGTAGCCCACGATGCCCACGCGCGGGTCCAGCGATATCTTGACTCGCTTGGGATTTAGCGGCCACAGCGACGACGGGCGGTCGCCGGTGAGGTTTGTCGAGTCCTTGGCCCAATACGCGTTCCCGGTGAGCTTCATGTGGAACACGTAGATGTAAAACATTTCCGCAATCGTGGTGAATGGATTCGGGTTTTCCAGCAGTTTTCCGACTTCCGTGTTTTCCACTGCTGTGCCCTCGCCCTGCCGCCGCACGAACTTGAACGGGGTGTCCATTAACACCTTGCCAATCAGGTCGCAGGCTTTGAAGCATGCCCAACACTTCTTTGCCCCAACGTCCAGATAATTCTGGTAGTTGCCGAACTGGCTTATCTGTAACCCTCGGCCAAGCAACCCGCCGAACAAGTCCTCGATGCGCGTCAGCTTGATACCGGCACGCATTGCCCCGAAGGCCATTCGGATGGGGAGTGTTTTAAGCCAAGTCAACATAAACAAGGGTGTGGCACAAAGCGTTTGTGGTGTCGAGTTGAAAGCTAACAGTCCACCAGTTCCCCGTTGCGCAGCCATCCGTGGTATTTCGGCAACGAGCTTTCTATCAGGATGCTCGGTGTCGCCGTGACGTTGGGCGGTGTGCCTTCCCAGTGCCAGCCGCCACCGTTGGCCGATTTGGCGTCCACGTCCCAATCACCACCGGGTGTCTTCACGATCAAATGCGGTTGGTTGGGACGCTCGGCGTGGTGCACCGGCGACCCCCATGCCGGTGCAAACCAATCGGCCAGCCACATGGCACCCACGGTGGCTTCCAGCAATGTGATCAACTGCCCGGTATCGCTGCGGCTGTAGAGCGGGGTCTCGTTCGTGCCCCGGTGGTCTCCGTCTTCAAAGATGTATGGGCATTCATCGCACTGCGTTGGCATTAGTGCCTGCGCCTTGGCTTCCACCAAAAAGTAGAACTGTTGCGGCGGCAGAGCGACACCTTGTCGGCGCATTGCCATGCACTCCTTGTCAGCGTTGTTGCGGACGTCCGCCACCGACCTCTTGATTTCGATTTCGATGATCTTGCGCCCCAAGCAGACCCCCAACACGTCGGGGCGACCCCACCAGCGCGATGGCCCGCGCTCCAAGGCGACGATCATACAGCCTCGCTCATAGCGCAGCCATTGTGCTGCCACCGCTTTCAGTGTGTCTATAGAGTGCGGAAGTTGCATGTGAACTTACACTCCACGCATTCCCGCATTCCGGGGTAGACCGGGTCCGGGGTCAACGCCACTTGGCACCCGTTGGGGCAATACCCGTGGCGCATCCGAACTTCGCGCACGGCGGCGTCCAGCAGGTGGGCTTCGTCCTGTTCACGGTTGCCCGTGGACTGAATAGCGATGGACGACAGCACCTCCTGTATCTCGTCGGGGTCGGGTATGAATTGAGGTTTCATTCGTCTTATTCGCTGTTTCGCAGCACGTCGTAGCAGCCTTCGCACACCTTGTGCCCGGCGATCTTCTGTGGTCGTTCATCGTTTACGCGCACGAACAGTTGCCGGAAAGCGCCGAACACTTGTTCCCCACAACTGACGCAGGTCACGCCGTAGTCTGGCTCGGATGGCCGCCACTCCACGTGAACCACAACGGTGAGGTTTTCTATACCCATATCATCGGTTCATTGTGCCGAAAGCGCGATAAAAGCCAGCCTGTGGCCGGGACACCACCACGTCCCACACGTTGGTCCATGGTCCCTCCGGGAAGCGGGCACCTTGCAGTGACATGGTAAGCAGTGGTTCCACTTGCAGCCCGGTGGGTGGCGCAATCGGCGCGTTGGTTCTGGTGACGTGCGCAAGCTCTGGGCTGAAACTGCTTTCCTGCCCTTGGGTGTTGTAGGCGGTCAGCACGTAGAAGTTCGTGGACCCATACGGGACGCTGATGGTGACGTTCGTCGTCCGGCCCACGTCAGTCACCTGTGTGTAGATGCGCGACGCCGCGCCCTTGTAAAGCCGATACCCGGCCAAGTTGGTTTCCGTGTTGGGGTTCCACACCAGCGTGAGCGGGCACTGCGCTGCCGCCGTTGCCGTCAGGATGAACCACAGCGCGACAAAGATGCCTCGACAGCCCGGTTCAGGTTGCCGTGGACGTGGTGGGCACGGCCATGGCGGCGGCTGGTTGCTGTAAGTGAGATTTTTATTGGTGACCCGGATGCGATACTTGTCCTTGCGGAACCAGTTGATGATGACGCGTATGAGTTTCATATGGCTATGCCACTAACACGATTCTACCCGACTTAAGCATGTTGTAAACCCCGGACACTGCGTCCACCATGTCGTCGAAGTCCGCGGCTGGGAACGCATCGACCTGTGACTTGAACGCGGACACCCAGTCCCCGCCCACAATGTAGACCTTGCGGTGCGGCTTCTCCGACAACGCGAACCACGGCAGCGCACGCGTCAGCTTGTCTTTCGACGCCCCGAAGTCCTGACTGGCCACGTCGGGCGGCAGTTCTTCGCGCAGGTTTTGGTAAGCGGTTTTGAACCCGGCCACGGCCTCGACACCGACCAAGATACGTTCGGTCTCGGCAGTGCTGCGGATGCGCTCCCGGGCGCGCGGCCATTCCCATTGCCCGGCAATCATGTCCTTGAGATACAGGCAGTCCCACTTTTCGTTGGGCCGGCCCGGTGGTGGACCCAGTGCCCCGGCAACGCCAGCCGTGAAGCTGGCCATCGTCTTCTCCGTGGTCGCGAGGTCCCAAAACCGCATCCAGCACATACCCGGTGGAAGTTCGTCGGCTGTGATGATGTGGAAGTTGTCCGGGTTGCAATAGCTGCCACCCTTGCGCACGGGTCGCCCTTGGAACATGGCCCCCCACAGGTAGCCGCCCATGACCTGACGCTTGGCCCGCAACGCAGTCAACGGTATGCGCTCCGGGGACAGGGGTTCCCCATCCTGTCGGCCCAACGGGTCCGGGTTCGTCACCTGTAGATCGGCCAGCGCGGGCATGTTGACGACGTGCCATTCCTCTTGCTCGGCGATACCGGCGTCACGGATTTCCTGCTGGCGCTCCGGGTTCAATAATCTGCCCACCAAGTCATCGACGTGCCACCGCGTCATGATAATGACGATGGCCCCGTTCGGTGACAGCCGGGTGTAAGCCGTGGACCAGAACCATTCCCAGACGTTTTCGCGCATCGTCGGAGAATGGGCGTCGGCATAGTCTTTGAACGGGTCGTCGATAATGATAAGGTCACCACCGGAACCCGTGATGCCGCCCAAGATACCCGCCGACTTGTAAAGCCCGCCCTCGGTGGTGCTCCACTCCAAGGCTGCCATGTCCTGCAACCGGGTCTTTGGAAAGAAGCGTTGATACTGCTCACTGAGCATACGCGCTCGCGCTTGTTTGCTGTGACGGCCCGGCAGCGTGGACCCGTAGGCCGTGGAAATGATTTGCTTGCTCGGGTCGCGGGCCAGCATCCATGTCGGGAACTCAACGCTGACCTTGCGGGACTTCCCATGGCGCGGCGGTGTCGTCATGATCAGCCGCTTGATTTCGCCGCGCTCCACGGCCATGAGCTTGTCCGCCATCAGCCGGTGCATGCGCCCGGCTACGTAGTGCGGGTCGAATACCTCGGCGTAGAACAGCAGGTCGCGGCGGGCCAGTTCCGCGGCGGCTTCAACCTTTGCGATTTGGAGTGCCATGGCGGCTTCAACCTTTGCGATTTGGAGTGCCATGGCCGTTGCCGCGCCCGTTATGGCCCGCCCCGGTCCCGGTCTTGGAGTAGTGTCGGCGCAGCAGCTTGTCGATGTGGTCCATGTTCAACCCGGTGGTCTCGATTTCGGACTGGATCGGCCCGCCCTCGGGTCCGCTGAGTTCGGTGCGGCGCGGGGCATCGATGCCAAAGATTTCATCCAAGCGGGTCTGCGCCTTGATCTTCTCCACCGTGGTGGTCTTTGAGTTCAGCAGCACGCTCTGGTAGAACGCGACGGCGTCGCCACGCACGTCCTCGCGGGTCCGGTTGCTGCGCTCCCTGAGCAGTTTCTTCGCACGACCGATGTATGCGTCCACGGTCTTCCAATGAACGTTGTGTTTGACCCCGATGGTTTCGTGCAACTGGGTCTTGGAGGCACCGCGCGCCAGCAGAAAGGCGGTTTCCTCGACGCGCTTTTCGATCTCGGCGTTGGTGGCCTTAACGTAGGGCTTGACTTGGCCCCGGCGGACCACGGGAGGTTTCTTGTCTGGCTTGGGCATAGACGCGTTTTACCTTTGGGTGGGTGTGTTGGCACCGGGCGGCACGTTCTGACGCGCTGTAGACCCCGCCTCGGCTGCCGTTAGCCTGTTGTAGCAGGTCATACCGGGCACCGGGTGGCACCAAAGTAGATGGCGGCGTGTTCCCGGGCGGCGTTGTTTCGGTGGCATCATCTTGTGTTTGGCCCACGGGTGGCCCGGCTTCGGTTTGTGCGCTTTCATAGCTTGCCGATCAGTC